CAGCTGAAAGCATTGAATATTCGGTGTTTACATCAAAAACACTATAAATCATTGTACATAACAGGTTTCTGAACACGAAAAGTGCACTATAACCATCACTATTAGCGGTTAATGGTAGGACAGTTTTATTTTTAAATGCCCCAGTTGGCGTAGTACCATTCAATCTAGTTGGTGTTTTTACAGCTGCATCCATTGGATCAAAGAAATAAGCAATCAAATTTTTCAATTTTCGCTTTATTGGATCAGCTTCTTTAGCATTTTTTTCCACAACTTGTTTGGTTATCATTTTTTGATTCTCCATTTTTCTTTGCACTTTCTTTTGCACACTCTTTACCGCTGCTTTTGTTGCCTTCTTTCCAGCTCTCGATTTCCTTCGTTTTTGCTGCTTTTTCGGCTTTCTGTCTTTCCCTGACTGATTGTTCAACTTTTTGGATGTATTGACCATTATGATTGGGCATTTAAGTTGAGAGTATTCAATTTCACTACCTATGACGTCTCTAATCTCAACAAATTCCAATTGTAACTCAGAAATAAATGATTTCTGATCCAAACTAGCTATTGCTTCGAATTGATTAACAATAACCCTGGCAATGTTTAAGCTAACTTCCAATCTTTTTGCAACTATTATGACACTCTTATGATAATCCTTACGAATGGAATTGACTAAATTATTTAGTGAATCCTTAAATTCAACGAAAGCGTCAGGGTCTAATAATTTCTTTGTATAATCAATATTCGTTAATTTTCGGAAAAAATGTAACGGATTATATATGTAGTGTCCTTCACCATACCAAGTGTTGCAAAATTCACCAATCTCCTCAGCGGTCTTGACCTTTAATTTATCCTTAAAGACAATATCAAAAAATTTATAATTCAATGTCACAACTTTTTTATAAACATAAAGCATAGAATCATCTCCTTTAAAAATACCTTTATTAATGTCTGAATCTTTGAATAATGAGCTGCAAATAAAGGTCATTAATAATATGTTGCCACTCATTGTGTCAACTGCTCCACTAGGTTTCATCCAAGACCAAAATGCATTTAATATTAACGATCTCATTCTCATACCTGATCTAGTCATATAAAAGAAATCCAACAAGTCATCATCAAATGAAAAGAGAGCCCAAATAAATCTTTCTGCTTGTTGTGTAACAAATGATTGTG